GACGCGTGGACTGGAATATCTGGGCAGGTAATCACGCTGAACTCCACACAGGCAACACAGGCAAATGCGATCCAGTTGAGTGTTGCTAACACGTCTGAACAAAATGGAGATGAACGAGTCTTATTCCACGTAATAAAACCGAGCGGTTCGATGCTATTCAGACTGCACCAAGGACAGCAAACTGATACGGTCTACATCCCATCTGGTGAATCTGGTAGCATTTCAGTCGAAGTAACACCGCCTTCAGCCACCATCAGGTGGTATATTACGCAACTCAGGGGAGCAGGCCTCACTCAATTGGCAGCTATTACAAACTTCCCATCGGTTCAAAATACCAATGTGTTGAATTATCCACCACTCCAGAATGTTAACCTCAGTTCAGTCTCGATGACTGACCCTATCGACACCAACATTACAAACTCTTCTCTTCCAATGGAGCTGACCTCTGGTGAATCACTCTCTGTGTCCTTGGAACAAGACTCTCTACCGTTGTGGGTGACGACTTACGGACCTGGGCGCGTTGAAAACGGATATGTCGCAAGACCAAACACCCCAGAGGATCTTCTGTCCGACGGGGATGTTGAATCGAATCCTGGACCAGCTGACGTAATTGATCCGTTTATGGCATTCTCAAAGGTCCCGGTGGTTGTGACCACCAGCAGGAACGACGAGGACAAGACAGAGCAAGCTAACGTTTTTGGTGTATTTATGGATGGTGCTACCACATCTGACTCTTTTTCAGCCGCAATGGAACAGTATCTTAACGGATCTGAATCTCTCGAAACAGTGGAATCGCAGCACAGCATTGATATTTCGACAGCACACACAGATGACTCCACTCTTTACCGAAATCAACACCTTGATAAACTCGCACGTCACAAATCGGACGTTGGAAGATATTTCAAATACACTGTCTGCGTCTTGGGATTCCCTATTGACAACGAGTATGACCTGTTGGACGAAGAGTTGTTGGGCTTCGAAAAATCATATAATTATGATCCGTCAGCTCATAAACAAGCTATAAAACGAGCGACGCGTCCTAGTCAAGAGCAGACTCAACCAGCCCGACCTGTACGCCCGCTTCCACGCGAAAAGCCAACATCTGCTCCCGTGGATATGAAAAAACAAAAGGAGGAAGTGGTGAAACGCATCGCGAACAAGTTCAGCGGC